CGTGAATCGTGAGGCCCGATCCGTGGGCCGTGAGCCGGAGGCCGCGGTCTACGCTTCAATGCGTGTCCATCCGTTAAGACTGACCTTGCCGTTCTTGCGCATGATGAGCCTGGATATCTCAAAGGCGTTTGAGCGTGACTCGACGTCGATGAACCAGCGTTGGTTCTTCTTGTTCGTGCCGATGAGGATGGTCTTGTCTCGTGAGGGCGAGCAGATGTTCTTAAAGGTGGTCGTCTTCATGAGGACTCTCCGTTACGTGCGCGTGCGTTGGCGTAGGCTTCGAAGGCGTACTTGTAGCTGAGGTGAGCGAGGCGTGCTGCCTCGGCTCTGCGACGGTGTTCAATGACCATGTAGATAGGGATGAGTGCGAGTCCCGCGAACGGGATTGCAGAGCTAAGTAGGAAGGAACCGATGCACCAAGCTAGAAGGTTGGGATGATTCTTATTCATGAGATAACTCCTTCAGCTTGAGCAGTCATGATGTCTAGGACAGCTGACATGTGGCTTGCTTCGGCGGCGTCATCAACGTCTTCCATGATGTACAGAAGAACGATGAACGATGCGATGTTCATCCAGTTGGCTTTAGCAAAAGCAGTAGCTCGGTCAGGTGTGATGTTGTGTTGAGTAGCGAACAAGATAGCTTTGAGTTTGAGTGCGTTGAGTCTGTTCATGATGTATCTCCTGATGGATTGATTTAGTTTGTTTACACAAAAGAATCCGACCGTAATTGCTGTAGGCAATAACGTAGGGGGGTCCCTGAGCATGATTCGGGATCAAGGTTCCAATTTCGGAAATCGGGGTTGGGGTGGTCTACATTGCTCGGGGGGGAGATAGTGCGTGCGTGAAATAAATGGACTTTTCAAATATTTTTTTTCAAAAAAACTACTACTATTAATAGCCCCACTATTATAATATGCAGCATGGATGATGTTAGACAGTGCAAGACCTGTGGTAAGTCGGATACCGAAACGCGCCTCGAAGACCGGCGAACAGAGTGTTCCCCCTGCCGACAACAAACAAAAGAAAAGGCAACGTCTGCTACTTATCAGATGTATTTAAAAGGTCTGCATATTGGGGCCAAGTCAAAGGTCGCTAATAAGAAGCGAACGCAAGATCTAGAATTCACCATAGAGCGCGAAGACCTTAACGACCTGTGGGTCAGGCAGGAAGGGCGGTGCGCGATCTCCGGTGTCTTCCTCACGCATCATAGAGATGGGTCCGGTGTTAAAGAGTACAACGCGTCCATAGACCGTATATCAAGTATCAAGGGCTACACCCCCGACAACATACAACTGGTCACGTACCGTATTAACCTTATGAAGCACACACTCCCAGGCGACATGTTTTACTGGTGGATCAAGACTATCCACGATTTTTCTTGTGATTAATTAATAGTAAAGGTATTATTATGTATGCTGGATATAGAAGTGGTTGCAATTGAAGGGCTTGACGATGCAATTATCGGTACGACAGTCCGAAATGCCCGCGAAGTGCTCGCTTACGACTACGACAAAGCTATCGCCATCATCATGGCAAAAGGGCATACGGAGCAGTATGCAGAAGAATATTTAGCAGAGGTGACATCAACAGAGTTTGATGGTGCCCCTGCATTCGTGTATCTCGACAATGACCAAGAGCACTATGGAAGCAGCCCAACAATCGGAGTCACAGTCCACTGAGCTAGTCAGTGAGCACACCGAATTCCAATCGCTGATGCCGTACATGGGCATAAGCCGTGGATCATTAACCATGCAGCAAGAAAAGCTGGTCACGCTTATCGCTTCGGGTATGTCAACAGCAGCTGCGGGACGTGGTGCGGGTTACGCATGTCAGCAGACGGCCTATGCCGCTGCAAAAACGCCGAATGTGCTTAAAGCGCTTGAGTATTACCGTGAAGAGATGCGTGAGACGGTAAAGTTCACTAGTCAGAACGCGCACATGATGTACATGGAAGCCTACAACTCCTCGGCTAACGCGACCGAGATGAAAAACACCACCGATTCCCTGGTCAAGCTGCACGGTTTGGCTGAAGCCGATAACGCTCCTCAAGTAAATATCAATATCAACGGTACAAAACAGCTTGAACGCATGACCGACGAAGACCTGCTGAAGATCGCGGGTAAAGACCTTAACTACCTAGAACCAAAGAGTACTTAATTATGCCGATACCAGCAGGACTAGCCGCAGCCGCGCGTTTACTCGCATCAAAAGGCACACGAGACGCTATTAAAAAGCACGGTAAAACCGTTATCGATAAAGTAAAAGCGTACAACGCTGCTAATGCAGCGGCCCCTAAAGCGCCTAAGAACCCAGGTAAAACAGTAGCCAGGGGTACAGGTCTAGGCAACAGGTTGAAAAATAGACAGATCATGAAGGATAGCCCAACTAAAAAACCTAGAGTGCCAAAATCGCCAAACCCACGTAAGAGTACTTAAACCAAGCATCAAAGGAGAGAAAATAATTATGTCTATGACTACCGCACTTATTTTGGACAGGCTCGGGGTTAGCCCCGCCGGAAAGAAGCGAAAGAAAGCAGAAGCCGCTAAGAAAGCAGAAGCCGCTAAGAAAGCTAAGCCTAAGCCAAAAGCTAAGCCTAAGCCTAAAAAGAAGCAGATGAAGTCCTACTAGTATGGACTGTTGGACGTGTAAGACAGAGCTTATATGGGGCGGAGACCACGATTGTGAAAATTGCGAAGAGTACGTCATGGTGTCCAACTTTAGCTGCGCTACATGTCAGGCGTACGTTGAGTTTTATGTACCAAGGGAACTAGATGACTGAAGTCACCAAGGTCGAATGCATACGCTGCAAGAACTCGCACCCTGAGACCCTGTACTCGGGGAGCGATCGACTCTGTATATATTGTAAAGCGGACATCGCGGACCAAGAACCACAGGCCGCAGTCACTGAGAAAGAACAGACTGCTGAACAGACATTAGAAGACAAGGCGCGCGCGGAGCTTGCACTCCGGTTCTTAACCCGCAAGCGCCTTCTACCTTTTGTGGAACGGTTCAACCATGACTATGAAGCTGGTTGGGTACACAAAGATATATGTAAACGATTAGAGGAATTCTCCAGAGATGTCGCTGAAAAAAAATCTCCAAGACTTATGCTATTCATGCCACCCCGACACGGTAAAAGCACGCTCGCGTCAGTGGCGTTCCCAGCTTGGCATCTGGGTAGAAATCCAGAGCACGAATTTATCAGTTGCTCGTATTCAGGCTCGCTTGCAATGGCATTCAGCCGCAAAGTCCGTGGTCTCTTACGTGAAGACGGATTTAAGTCTGCTTTTAAAACCCGCCTCGACCCTCAGTCGCAATCTGCTGAGGCGTGGCTTACTACTGCTGGCGGCGGTTTCGTTGCTGCCGGTGTTGGTGGTGGTATTACTGGGAAGGGCGCTCACATCCTTGTCATCGATGATCCGGTAAAGAACAGGGACGATGCAGAATCTTCAAACGCCAGAGAGTCGACGTGGGATTGGTATACTTCCACCGCTTACACACGTCTCGCTCCTGGCGGGGGCGTGTTGGTTATCCTTACTCGTTGGCACGATGACGATCTTGCTGGCAGATTACTCAAAGCAGCAGCCGACAACGGCGAGCAGTGGGAAGTTGTTAACTACCCAGCCATTGCCGAAGTTGACGAACCCTTTAGAAAGCAGGGCGAAGCACTCCATAAAGAACGCTACAACGAAGAAGCCCTAGCACGAATTGAAAGAGCCGTTGGCCCCAGAGACTGGTCAGCGTTGTACCAACAGAATCCGGTAGCGGATGACGGTGACTATTTCACACGGGACATGATCCAGTATTACGACCGCGAAGATATTGACTACGACCGAATGCGATTTTATTCAGCGTGGGATCTGGCGATTGGTAAGAACGACAGGAACGATTATACGGTCGGTATCGTTGTAGGCGTAGACGAGCAGGATCGGTTGTTCGTAGTTGATATGGTCCGAGGCAGGTACGACGGTTTCGAACTGGTTGAGCAGATCCTTGATCAGTACGAGATGTGGAAGCCATCGATCATTGGTATAGAGAAGGGCCACATTGAGATGGCCCTTGGACCGTTCCTAGAGAAGCGTGTCCGTGAGCGCGGACTCTACGAAGCGTATTTCAAAGATCTTAAAACAGGGCGCAGAGATAAAGAAGCGCGCGCCCGTGCTATTCAAGGACGGATGCAGCAGGGCATGGTGTTCCTGCCGAAAGACGAAAATTTCACTGGCCCATTAGTGGCGGAGTTACTTCGCTTCCCTAACGGGGTACACGACGACCAAGTGGATGCACTATCGTGGATTGGTTTGATGATGACGGAGTTCAGTACCTTTGTTGAACGCGTTGAGCACATACCAACGTGGCGCGATAAGCTCCCAGGGTTACTAAAAGGCGAACGAACCAAATCATCAATGAGCGCATAAAAATGGCCAAAGCAACCAAGATATCTCCTGCGAAGGAAGAAGAGATTACCCGTACTCAGTGGAACCGCTATGAGCGAGCACGGGACAACGGCCACTTAGACTATGTCGAGATGGCCAAGATATGCGACGAGTATTATCGCGGTGACCAGTGGGATGCCGACGATGCTGCTGCGTTAGAACAAGAGGGGCGTCCAGCGCTTACTATTAATACCATTCTCCCTACTGTTAATACCATCTTAGGTGAGCAGTCAACGCGCAGAGCAGACATCCAGTTCAAACCGCGAAGAGGCGGTGACGAGGCTGTAGCGCACACCCTGACAAAGCTGTACATGCAGATAGCCGACAATAATAAGTTGGATTGGGTAGAGCAGCAGGTGTTCAGTGACGGTTTGATTATGGACGGCCGTGGTTACTTTGATGTTCGTATGGACTTTAGTGATCACGTCGAAGGCGAGGTTCGAATCTTAGCTAAAGACCCACTAGACATACTTATCGACCCCGACGCTAAAGACGCAGACCCAAAGACCTGGAACGAGGTGTTCGAGACCAAGTGGATGACGCTCGATGAGATCGAAGAGCTATATGGCAAAGACAAATCAGAGCGGCTGTTGTTTGTAGCAGAGAACGGTATGTCATTTGGGCCTGATTCAGTTGAGTACCAAGAGACACGGTTCGGTGATACAGAGAACTCTAACGATTATTTTGGCGCAGGAGTAGCAGGTGACGATGAATATCGTAACGTAAAAGCACTGCGCGTCGTGGAGCGTCAACACAAGAAGCTGACACGCGCTTCTTTCTTTGTCGACCCCGATACAGGGGACCAACGCCAATCTCCAGCAGAATGGAGCGAGAAGAAGCAGAAGAAGTTCGCTAAAGAGTACGGACTAACAGTGATTAGTAAAGTGATCCGTAAAGTACGCTGGACCGTGACGTGCGACCAAGTCGTGCTGCATGATGATTGGTCTCCCTATAATCAATTCACGATTGTTCCGTTCTTTTGCTACTTCCGCAGAGGTAGGCCGTTCGGTGTTGTCAGAAACCTACTATCTCCCCAGGAGCAGCTGAACAAAATAGCCTCTCAAGAGTTGCACATAGTTAATACTACAGCTAATAGCGGTTGGATGGTTGAGTCAGGATCGTTAGTTGGTATGACCGCTGATGACCTAGAAGAACATGGCGCAGAGACCGGACTGGTACTTGAGTATGCGCGCGGCACTGCACCCCCAAGTAAGATTCAACCTAACCAGATACCTACTGGCCTAGACCGTATTGCCCAAAAAGCAGCTGCAAACATTAAGACTATATCTGGTGTCAACGACAGCATGTTGGGCACGGATAGCGCAGAAGTGTCGGGCGTTGCGATTCAAGCCAAGCAGAACCGTGGCGCAATTATGATCCAAGTACCTTTGGATAACCTGCGTAAGTCTCGACAGTACCTAGCCGAGAAGATTCTTAATCTTGTGCAGACCTTTTATACAGAGCAGCGTGTTATTCAGGTCACTAACGAAGCAGACCCACTCAAGCCCCGCGAAGAAATGGTCGTGAATGAGCAGACCCCAGAAGGGGAGATCGTTAACAATCTCACAATAGGTGAGTACGACGTAATCGTAACTACTGCACCTGCAAGAGACAGTTTTGATGAGGTCCAATTTGCGGAGGCCATTAACCTACGTCAGGTCGGGGTAGCTATACCGGACGATGCGATTATTGAATACAGCCACCTAGCTAGAAAAGGTGAGCTAGCCAAACGTATTCGCGTTATGACTGGGCAAGAGCCCCCGAGCCCAGAGCAGCAAGAAGTACAGGCAGCACAGGCGCAGATTCAAATGCAACAGGTACAGCTTGAGATTGCGAAACTAGAAGCTGAAGTTAGGAAGCTACAAACCGAAGCTGCAGTAAACATTGCTAAGGTACAAGATGTTTCGGAAGTTGACCCACAGATAAGAATGGCTGAACTACAAGCCAAGATAGACATTAACGAAGCACAGCTTGAGCTAAGACGTGAGCTATCCGCCGAGAAGTCCACATTAAGCGCAAACCAATCGCAGACTTCGGCGGCAACTAAGCTGGCGACGACTGCTTTTCAACACAGTAACAAACAACCCAACAGGAACGATAGGAGTTCTTAAATGAGTGAGCAAGACGAAGCAGTAACAAACGAAGTAGAGTTTACCGTAATGCCAGGTGCTGATATTCCAGACGAAGATAATAATGAGCTGCTGGACCTTAGCTTTGCAGATGTAGAGGAAGTAGTAGCTGAAGTAGAAGAAGAGGTCGAGGAAGAAAATGTTTCTGAAGATGAACAAAGTACAGAAGAAGAAACACTTTTAGAAGAGCCAGAGGAAGAGGCTGTAGCTGAAGTAGAAGAAGCTCCTGTAAAAGCACCTAAGAAACCAATGGTTCCGAAGGCACGACTTGACGAAGTGCTTGCTAAACAGAAGGCATTACAAAAACAACTGGATGAATTGAATGCTTCAACTGAAAAATCGGCAGAAGCCCCAGAAGAGTATGACTTTGATGCGAAAGAGCTCCTCTATCAGAACATGGTACTGGACGGCGAAACAGAAAAAGCAGTTGGCCTTAGACGAGAAATCAGAAAAGCCGAAAGAGCCACGCTAGAGTTTGAAATGCGTGCAGAAATGAACCAGACGGTGAACCAAGACCGCCAAATGACTGCTTTGCAGCAAGCCGCGAACGCGATGGAAGAGGCATACCCTGTATTCAGCCGAGATAGCGCGGAATATAACGAGGATATGACCAATGAAGTCGTCGAACTACGAGATGCTTTTATATTAAAGGGCTACGAAGCAGTTGATGCGCTATCAAAAGCCGTCAGATATGTTGTAAAGGACAACGACCTAGACCAAGCGCAAGAAAGTGCGCCAAGTCTAGCTGGGAAGGCGCAGAAAAGTGACGAATTAGCCAATAAACGCGCGCAAATTTCTAAAAAACTCAAGGCCGCAGAGGCACAACCGCCAGAATTACCAGGTGAAAGCTCTACGACGCACGGTGAGAAAGGACTAGACCTAACAACCATGACTGAAGAAGAGTTTGCTGCGCTCCCTGAAGCAACTTTAAAGCGCCTACGCGGCGATATTTTATAACGAGGTAATTATGGCAGCTGAAAAAGACCCAAGACTAGCCCGAGCAGGAGTATCGGGCTTTAACAAACCAAAAGGTACACCTAGTCACCCGACGAAGTCGCATATTGTTGTGGCTAAGAGCGGGGCGCAGATAAAAACCATCCGGTTTGGAGAGCAAGGCGCGTCAACTGCTGGAGCACCAAAGGCAGGCGAGTCTGAAAAGATGAAAAAGAAGCGCGCTAGCTTCAAAGCACGGCATGGTAGGAATATTTCTAAGGGAAAGATGTCAGCTGCGTACTGGGCCGATAAGGTTAAGTGGTGATTGATGAAGACTCGCATCCACGTTAATCAGCACAACATACGCGCTAACAGCAAGGGTGCAGCCGAGCCGGTGTTAACGGTTAAAGACTATAAACAGAACCGTAAAGTTAATAGGGCAGAAATAGTTTCTGCCGATGGCGAGGTAGTGGCTACTGTTGTGTACAGTCCAGATAAGCCACTGTCATGTGGAGCCAAAGTCTGGATCGAAACTGATCTTGAGGTAACTGTATAATACATACTTAGGTGTTGCATAATAATAATACCTGTACTAATATAACAATACGTTTATCACTACGACATGTGATCGCCCCGTAGGCGTTAAAACCGTACCCCTCGCCTGTACTAGGCGTAAAACCTTCCGAGGCCGCCCCTCGTTAATCAACGCTAAACGTTCTTCTACACGATAGTAGAAAACGGATTAGCCGCTCCTGAAAAGTCGGCTGCTTATATTAGTGGCACTAATGTCGCTAATAAATTATCTCACTTTATTAGGAGCCTATCATGGCCTTAACAAATTTCGGTACGCTTACGGGCGACCAACTCCAAACTTGGAGCCGCGACTTCTGGAAAGTAGCTCGCAACCAATCCTTCATCAACCAGTTCGCTGGTTCTGGTTCAAACGCAATGGTACAGCGCGTAACTGAACTGACTAAGAATAACAAAGGCACGAAAGCTAACATCACTTTGCTAGCTGACATGACCGGCGACGGTATCACTGGTGATTTTACTCTGGAAGGCAACGAAGAAGCCCTCCGCGCGTATGACATTAGCATCGAGCTAGACCAGTTACGTTTCGCTAACCGCATCGCTGGCCGTATGACCGACCAGAAGACTGTTGTTAACTTCCGTGAGCAGTCTCGCGACGCACTTGCTTATGCAATGGCTGACCGTTGTGACCAGTTAGCGTTCTTGACACTCTCTGGCGTTGCTTACACTTTTAAGAACAACGGTGCATTGCGCACAGTAGTTGGCGGCGCTGTAAATGGCCAAGAGCTTGTTGATCTTGAGTTTGCTTCTGACGTATCCGCGCCTACTGCTGCTCGTCACCGTCGCTGGGATGCTACTGGTGGTCTTGTAGCAGGCGCTACTAACGCAGTTGTCGCAGCTGACAAGATTAGCTATGAGTGTATTGTTAACCTGAAAGCCTACGCCAAAGACCAGTACATTCGTGGTATTCGCGGTGCAGGTAACCAGGAAACTTTCCACATGTTCGTTACTCCGCAGCAGATGGCTGACCTGAAACTCGACGCAAGCTTCTTAGCTAACGTTCGTAACGCTGGTGTACGTGGTACTACAAACAGCTTGTTCAGTGGTTCTTCTAGCCTAATGGTTGACGGCGTTATGATCCACGAGTTCCGTCATGTGTTCAACACGTCTGGCGCTACTTCTGGTGTTAGCGGCAACGCTGGAGCAGCTGGATATAAGTGGGGTGCTAATGCAGATGTAAACGGCGCGCGCGCTTTGTTCTGTGGAGCTCAGGCTCTGGCGATGGCTGACATTGGCCTGCCTGAAATGGTTGAAGATACTTTCGACTATGGCAACCAGTCCGGTATCTCTGTAGGCAAGATCTTCGGATTCCGCAAGCCCAAGTACAACAGTGATATCACTGGTAATGTACAGGACTTCGGTGTTATCTGCTTAGACACTGCACAGTAAGTAAGACTACACCCTCTCCTCCTTCGGGGGGAGAGGTTTCTTTTATATAGGAACTAATCATGAAGATTGTAAGTGAAAATGAATTACGCGTTACCACAATGGCTGGAGCAGCTATCGTATTCCAAGCGGGCGAGCCAATAACAGTTGCAGACGAGATTGGCTTATTAGCGATACAGATGGGCGCGAAAGAATATAACAAAAAGTATGTTGAAGAAGCGAACGCTGAAGAAGCAGTTTTCGATGAAGTATTAGAAGTTAAAACTATTGATGCGAACCTTGTGACCATGCTTGAGAAAATGTTAGACGAAGGTGATCCAAAGAATTTTAAAGCTGATGGTTACCCAAAAGCCGCAGCAGTAAATAAAGAAATGGGTGTCACAGTCGACACTGATGAACGCGAAGCAGCTTGGGAATCCATCCTTAACTCGTAGGTATAGACCATGTCTGTAACGGTACAAAGTGTAATTGATAGAGTGCAAACGGTTTTGCAAGACACTACTGGCGTGCGTTGGCCAGTAGTCGGTGAGCTTGTCTTATGGGTAAATGACGCTCAACGCGAAATAGCCCTGCTGAAACCAGATTCAAGCGCCACTAACACTACTATTACCTTAGCTACTGGGACGAAGCAGGACATCCCTGCCGCAGGAAATCGGTTATTAAAAGTTGTCAGAAATATGTCAGCGGCCAGCAACGGAACGGGTAGACGCGCCGTAAGACTTGTTGACCGAGAAGTACTTGATGGGCAGACCCCAGATTGGCATGACCCGACTGTTACAGGCGATGCCACGCACGCTGCCGTTGTTAAACACTATACATACGACGAATCAAACCCTCGCAATTTTTATGTGTACCCAGGCGTTGCGGGCAATGCGTACTTAGAGATTGTTTTCTCTGCGAACCCGCCTACTGTTGCACAAAACGGCTCCCTTTCTATCCCTGACATTTTTGCTAACGCAATTTTAAACTACGTTCTATACATGGCTTATATGAAAGATGCCGAGTATGCAGGGAACGCCCAACGAGCCGGTAGCCACTTCCAACTATTTACCACTTCCGTAACTGGAAAAGCGCAGATAGACGCAGTTACAAATCCTAATATAGATCGTCGCGCCCAGGTAGGAGCATAACGAATGGCAATTTCTTATGAGGCGCTACTCCCTGACATACTCCCGATGGTTTCTGGCTGTTCGGATGCGCTGATCAAAAACAGTATTAGGTCAGCAGTAGTAGAGCTGTGTGAAAGGGCAGGCGTGTATCAAACTGAGCTAGACCCTGTAACAACTGTATCTAAGCTCTACGAGTATGACCTAGAACCACCAACGGGTACGTCGGTTCAGAAGATATTGTGGGTGACTCATTCAGGCAAAGATTTAGAACCCACT